CCGACTCCGGTGCAGGTTCCTTGTGGTTCCGGTTGCGGTTGCGGTTGTGGCGGTTATTAACAGTTAACATTATCGGGGCGGCACTTGTCGCCCCTGAGTTTAAAAGAGGTGAAAAATATGTCATGTAGAAATGTTTGCAGACTTTGCAACAGATTCGTGATATCTGAAAGCGTAGAGTTTACCGGGGGCAACCTTGTTGTAAACTTGCCGGCAGGAAGTTATTCTGACGGCTGTAAATACTGCATCGTAGTAGCGCAGACTATACCGGCAGCAACAACTATAACCGCACCAGTGTTTATAACCATTGGTGATGGCACTGTGCTTTATCCCCTAAACGATAAATGCTGTGCACAAGTATCGGCCTGCGGTATCAGAACACGCACAAAGTATGCCGTTGTAATTTCCACAACTGCGACGGGCGGTGCATTTAAGATGCTTGGTAAACCGTGCTGCTCTCCGTCTTATGCGCTTTCGGCTATTGACGGTACAGCACCCGCAGCAGAAGGAGGTGCCGGAGCATGAAACCCGGAATGAGATTACTTTTACTTTCAAGCATGACCGATAAAGAAAAAGATGGCATGCAAGACAACTACAGTAACAGACGCGAAACCATGGCGGCTTACGACAATTACGAGCCGGCAGACGCAATGCGCCGCAGGAGATATAAGAACGGCAGATTTGCCCCGATGCGTAGCGCATACGACGCTTACGACAACTACGAAGCATATGACGAAGAACGGAACAGCCCGAGAAACGAAGATAGCCGCAGCATAAGAAATTACACTCCGGCATCAGCAGGACGCACCACAACGTATGCAGAAGCCAGAGAGAGTCGTTCAATGCCGCGTATAGGCTTTTCGATCGACAGTGAAGAAAGTTATTCTCCGCACGAATTTCGTAATGACTATCGAGCCGTAGCCGAACACAAGCGCATGGACGAATCCAAAACTCACAAATCGGGTAAATCTGAAATGGGCCATGGTTCATCGTCCGGTAAACCTGAGTTCGGCAAAGAACAGGCCGAAGAGTGGGTGAAATCAATGCGCAACGCAGACGGCAGCACGGGAGCCCATTGGAGCCTTGAACAGATAAAACCTGTCATGGCACAGAAAAATATCCAGTGTGATCCGTATGAGTTTTATGCCGTAGTAAACATGCTTTATAGCGACTATTCAAAAGTATTCCGTAAGTACGGCATTGGTGAGAAGCCCGACTTCTATGCAGAACTGGCAAAAGCGTTTATTGACGACGAGGACGCGGCAGAAGATAAAGTGGCGTTGTATTATGAGTGTATCGTCGAACATTGACGTTCGTAAAAACGTTCGTAAATCCGTTCGAAAAAACGTTCGAAAAATGGGCTTTTAAATATGATATTTAACTACCAAATTTGATGTTAAACTATCATATTTGATAGTCTGCAAAAACCCGCAAAGCATTGAAAACAAAGGAAAACCCCGTAGTTTCAATAACTACGGGGTTTCTTCTTTTTGGCTGCGGAAGAAGGATTTGAACCCTCACAATGTCGGCTAAAACTATTGGTATCACTACGTTTTTTAAAACCGTTCGTAAATTCATTCGTAAAATCAACGTTTTACAAGCTCTTCAAAGTAGTGATTTACCGCTTCATCAGCTTTGCTTCGTTCGGAAGATAATGTGTGCTGATATATGTTTTTCATGGTCTGGTTGTTTGACCAACCGCCACGTTCCATCGCATATTTATCGGGAATGTTAAGCAAAAGCATAACACTGGCGTTAGTGTGGCGTAGTCCATGCAGTGTTATTTGCGGCAAATCGTTAGCCTCGCAGATTCGCCGTAAACGCGCTAACAAATAGCTTTGCTTATACTCTTTATAAATAAAACCAACGCCCGGTTTAATCTTGTCAAGTATGAACTGGGGACACGGTAACACACGGTGCGATTTTTCTGTTTTTGTGTATTTAATAACAAGTTCGTTGTTTTCGTCCGGAACTCGGGCTTGATCTATAGTAATGGTGTTGTTTTTTCTGTTGATGTTTTCGTGTGTTAGGCCGAGGATTTCGGAGCGCCGCAAGCCAAGGCATGCAGCTAACAGCACCGCTACTTCTACGGCATCACCCTCTACCGCAGCAAACAGTTTTTTTAAATCTTCTGTTTCATAAGCGCTGGTTTTAGAACGTTTTTTTTGCGGCAAGACAATAACGCTGAGATCTAAATCAACATAGGGTGACAGCGCCGACTTAACCAGCCCCCATGCGTTGCTCAACGTCTTGGGTGCTATATTGACGGCCTCACTATTAATAGCACCTTGCAGCGCAGGAACGGTTAATGTGTGCGCTTGCGTTTCCATTAAGCGTTCAAAGCGATACTTTCTAATGTGGCGGTAAGAGCGGTACGTTGTTGGCGATATCAAATTAGAGCGTATGTTAATATATTCGTCAACTATTTCACCAACAGTTTTAGAGACTTTCTTTTTCTTCTGCTCAACAAAGGCGGCGCGAATGGCTTTAGCCTTCACAACGCACATTTCTTCTGTTTCCTCGGTGATTGATTGACCCTCCGCTTTTAGCTCGATGTTCCACCGACCAGATTTAAGTTGCCTTGCTTTCGGCACTTTAATAGCATCTTTCTTTTTGCGCTCTTTAACTTGACGCTCACCACACCAATTGCAAAAAATAGAACCGTCCGGTATTTCGTTTTTACAGTGCTTGCAAATCATGGTGTTCTCCTTTGTCGCTATCTGGTGATAATCTTCTCCATGTATTTGTCTATAAGATTACCTTTGCGCTCGTTTTCAGCTCTCCAATATTTGGTTTCTGCTCGTGCCTCTTCTAAAGAGGTAAGCAAGAAGTCGATTTTCCTTTGCGCTTCTTCTCTGATTTGCTGCATTTCGGCATTATACGAAGCATGGATGCCGTCAAGTGCGGATCGATAGTCTGCGTTATCGTTAAGCGCACGTTCCAATTCGAGTGTTGCCGCTAGAAGTTGCTGATCGTTATTCTGTGACGATTCTTCAAAAGCCAGATAACACGGGTACTGGTTAGACGAACCGATTATAGCGTTCTCAATTAATCTCGCTGTTTCGCGCATAATGTCCTGATCGCAATTCTGAGCCATTAAACGCTCAATGGTTTTAACTGAAACGCCCGACTTTTCGGCAATTTCTGCATTAGTCATGCCGTTAAGTTCTTTCATGTCACGCATAAACTCGCACCAGTCGGGCAGCTCCATTGCCGATGTGCGCGGACCGTCACAATGTTTGTTTTCCCGGTAATCACACCCAAGACATCTGTTATAAGGCTTCTTGGAACTGACTTTCTTTTTACCTTTCATATACAACCTCCCGAAAATAAGGGTGTTACACCATAATATAACGGTATATAAAGTAGCATAATTTTACCGCGTTTTCCAGTTATATTAGGCTGTAAATTTGCATTATAAAATGTTAGGCTGTATACGGGGAAAGCGATAATCCCACACAGCCCAGAGTAACGGCTTGCCGGGTGGCGATTTGGCGATGCAGCGCCCGGTAGGCCGGATACTTTAATTATTGAAGTTGCACACTAAAAAAAGGCGCGATACTCAGAAATGTGTTGGCTCGTCATTAATCTGTGTATTGCGCCGAGGGGGCAACATTTACCACAAGGAGGATTTTTCAGTGGACAGCGAAAGCGATTTTTGCACCTTTGTCTTAAACGAAATTAAAGAACTTATTGCAGCTGCTACGGAGGAACAGTGCAAAGAAATATTGCTGTCTTTGAAAACCCTCGAATATCAACAGAACGTTCAAAACTGTAACAACAACTTAAATGTTGACTGAGCGTTTTTTATGTGCAATAATAACACCAAGGAGGTGTCGGTTATGGCAAACGTTTTCGATGTTGCTGATTTTTTTATTCAAATTGCAAATCAAAGTGAAGACGATCAAATAACAAACCTAAAACTAAACAAACTGCTATATTACGCACAAGGTGTATACCTTGCCAGAACAGGCAAACCTTTATTCGATAATCACATCTTAGCATGGCCGCTCGGCCCTGTTGTGTCCGAGGTTTACCACAAATACAAAGTGTGCGGACGCAATCCTATACCTTATACTGAAGAAATAGAACGGTCTTGTTTTTCAAGCGAAGAGTTTGAAACTATACTCGATGTTATTCGCGAGTTCGGGCAATACACCGGCAACGCATTAGTTTCGTTGACACATAAAGCGGGAACGCCGTGGGATAAAGCCTTTTCGGCTGGACATGGAGTGCTTGAACAAACCGATATACGGGATTATTTTATCGCACATCCCGTTCCAAAATTTGAAACAAGAATAAAAACCCCGATAGTCAACGCACTTCCGCAAGAATGGTACGACCCTGACGAGGACAGCGTGTGGGAGGCGTATCTGTGACAAAATGGGATGTTTACATCGCTAATGTTCCTTTTGAGGATTTGCCGCAGAAGAAAGTGCG